CAAGATTTACATATTGAAGTTGTAAAAGAATACGAAGACTGTTTTGTAAACGCTCAAAAAGTTTCATTAAAATCGGGTTTCGATAAAATTAATAATAGCATTTCTAGCAAATTATTCAGACTTACAAATTTAATATCTACTATGGATTTGGTATTGTCTAATTGGAAAGAATGTGAATATTTGATAGAATCTTTTTCAACAGATAAAGTAACATTTGCTCCTTATAATATAAAACCATTATCAAAAAATATTTTTGATAAAGCGGATAAAATATTAATGATTTCTGCTACTATATCAAATCATAAAGAATTTGCCAAGACGCTAGGAATAGACGAAAAAGATTATGAATATTTTGAAATAAAATCTAGTTTTGATCCTAAAAAATCACCTATCATGTGTTCTAAAAAATATTGTTTATCTTATAAAACAATGGATCAAATGCTACCGAATTTAGTAAAAGATGCTATCGAACTATGTAAAAATCATTCTAATGAAAAGGGATTAATACATACACATACAAATAAAATTACCGAGGAGTTTAAAAAACAATTAAAAAATGATAGGCGGTTTCTTTTTAGAGAAGACGGTATAACAAATGAAGATATTATAAAAGAACATTTTGAATCTAATGAACCTACTATTTTAATTAGTCCATCATTAGATACAGGTATAAGTTTAGATGATGAATATGGCAGATTTCAAATTATTACCAAAGCCCCATATTTACCTTTAAATTCAAATAGAATTAAAAAAATGTTCAAAGAAAATCCTGAACATTATACATCCAAAATGATAGATAAAATAATTCAAATGTGTGGGAGGTGTACAAGATCAAAGGATGATTTTTCTATCACATATATTTTGGATGGAACTGCTGTTAATACTATTCAAAGATATAGCAAAACCTTACCTAAGTACTTTTTAGATCGATTCTTTTAATTTATATTTTTTAAAAAATATTTAAAACGTTTATTTTTAATAAATATTTATATAGATGAAAAAATATACGTTTAATTGGGAAATACAAACACTCCTTGAGCAGATGGTCGCTGCTTTTAATGATGTTATAATTAAACGTTATGATAAAAATAAACAACTTTTAACCCCATCCGACAAAAAAGTATTATATGTTTATGCTCCAAAAACAAGAGTTTTCAATTATCTGAATAATCCCGCACCCGGTGGATTAACGGTTCCGGTTATAGGTGTAAATATAAATTCAATTGCCAGAGATAATACAAGAGTTTTTAATAAAAACGAAGGATTTAGGGTTCCTTATTCTAACGAAGAAGATTCTTTACCATACGATAAAAAAATATTACAACCAGTACCTATTAATATAGGTGTTTCTATGACAATTGTAACAAAGTATCAAAATGACATGGATCAGATAATATCCAATTTTGTCCCTTATTGTGATCCATATATTATCATATCATGGAAAGTTCCAACCGTAAATCCAAAATACCCAACAGAAATACGATCTGAAATATTATGGGATGGTAATATAAAAATAAATTATCCTACCGATTTACAAGGAAATCAATCTTATAGGATTACAGCTGATACGTCATTCACAATTAAAGGTTGGTTATTTAAGCGTTTAGACGAGGTGATAAATAAAGTATATGTAATAAATTCTGATTATCACTCATCAACATTTGATGATAATATTTTAATAGATATAGACGAAGTTTTAACCGAACATTATAGTATATCAGCAAGACCTCAATTTTAAAAATGAAAAAAGTTTTACCGCAAAAATTAAATTTAAACTATAGCGTTTCGACTGTAGATATATTCATTAAGGGTAAATCGTTTCTACGCCCAAGAAAATTGTATTTAAGCGCATCAAACGAAATGATGTTTGATAATATAAGATGTTTTAATCCTTTTATATCAGGAACAGCAACCCAAAAAAAAGCGTATCCGCCTTTTAGGGGTATACTAGTTCCGTCTTTCAATGTAATTAATGATAGATTTTTAGTATTTAATTTTCCACAAGAACCTAAAACTATAGGATATGTGGATGTTATAATGGAAAACGAAGCTGGTTACGGAAAATTAACCAGCGACACTCTGTTACCGTATATTAGTACATTTAACGAATCCGAAAATATCCAATTTCCTTGGATTAGTGGTATAGAAATAAAATACTACGAATATACATGGAACGACTCATTTTTATGGATAGATGAATATGATTGGAATGAAAATTAAAATGGGTTTTAAAAATACTAAGTAATATATATATATGGCTAGAAGAATTTTAAATAACAGAGAAAGTTTACTTTCTATAAGAAGCAAAATAAATTCAAATTTTGAAGAATTGTATTCTGAGGTGAATGGTATAATAGATTCTATCCAAGATATTCAAAATAGATTAAATTCTCCTGTAACTCCAACACCAGTACCTACTAGCACATCAACACCAACACCTACTAGCACATCAACTCCAACACCTACTGTCTCGGAAACACCTACTCCAACACCTACCGTCTCGGAAACACCTACTCCAACACCTACCGTCTCGGAAACACCTACTCCAACACCTACCGTCTCGGAAACACCTACTCCAACACCTACACAAACATAAAAATATTGTTTTTCTGCTAAAAAAGAATAAATACTTTTTATGGCTGATGCTTTTAACCAATCTAATTTTAAACCTGATCAGGGTAGAGGGTTTATATCTTCTTTATTATCAAAACTTCCTTATGCTGATATAGTTCAAGAGGTAGACGATAATAATCCAAAATACGAATTATTTCATAGATTAACAAAAAATCGTGAAATGAAGATAATGAAGCAGTCCGTAATTACCGGACCGCATCTAAATAACGAATGGAACGACCGTTTAGCATCAGGATTTGACTCAGATAAGGGGTATCACCAATACATTTATGCCAAATTAGATACTGATAAGGCAAGAAGACTATCAGAATACCGTAGAATGGCCGCTTTTGCCGAAGTATCGGATTGTTTAGATGAAATATGCGATGATTTTATCAATAAAGATGATAACGGTAACGTGATAACCTTACAATGGAACAATTTTAGTAAGTTAGAACCAGAAGAAAAGGCCGAAATAGAGAAAGAATATTATAAATTCATTAAAATATATGAATTAGAAAAAAATGGATGGAGTTATTGCAGAAATTGGTTAACCGAAGGAGAAATTTTTTGGGAAAATGTTGTACATTCAGAAAAAAAAGATTTGGGTATAGTGGGTGCATTACGAATACCCGGTGAATTAATCAATCCTGTCTATGATAATATACAAAATACAGTTATAGAAAATTTTTTATTTCAAAAACCCATAGATATTTCCAATAATAATGCTAATCAATATCCGCCTAGTATGAAAAATACTAATCCGGTTAATTCTTTACAGCAACAAATTCTAACTCTTGAAGGTAAACAGGTAACTTATGTACATTCTAATATATGGAACGAAGATTTTACTATCAGAGTTCCTTTTATAGAAAATTGTAGACGAGCATACAAACAAGTATCATTATTAGAAGATTCTATTGTTATTTATAGACTAGTAAGAGCACCAGAAAGATTAAAATTTAAAATCGATGTCGGTAATATGCCTCCAGCAAAGGCCGAAGCGGTCATGAAACAGATGATGCAAGCTTATAGATCGAGAAAAACCTTTGATGGTAGCTCCACGAATCCGGGTGCGGGGAATATATATGAACCACTATCAATGTTGGACGATTTTTGGTTCGCTAAAAGAGCAGGAGAAACTGGTTCTGATGTAGAATTAATGCAAGGCGGCGGAAATATATCAGAAATAGCGGATTTAATATATTTTGTAAAAAAACTTTATAAATCTTTAAAGGTTCCAGAAACAAGAATCAATCCAGAACAATCATTTTCAGATGGAGCGCAAATATTAAGAGAAGAATTAAGATTTGCTAAATTTATTTTAAGAATACAACATCATTTTGCACAAGGATTTAAACAATCATTTGTAACACATTTAAAATTAAGAAATTGGTGGAAAGATTATAACATACACGAATCATATTTTGACCTCGATTTTACACCACCTTCTAGTTATTTTGCGGTTAGACAGCAACAACTATTCGAATTAAAATATAATAATTTTAATAACATGTCTCAAAACGATTCTATGTCTAAAACCTATTGCCAAAGACATTATC